CCATCGCAGTCGCGGCGGCCCTGCCTTACACCGAGATCCCCGGCTGGGAAGTCGCCAACGCGACCGACCCCGACACCGGCCTCGGCGTCCAGATCATCGTCGGCCAGGAGCAGTCCGGCTACATGAACGTGACCGCGACCCTGCTCTTCGGAGCCGCCGTCGGCCGCGCCGCCTCGCTCGTCCGCTTCGAGGACACGGTCTAATCTTCGGATTGACCGACCTTGGGGGCCCCTACGGGGGCCCTCTTTTTTTGACCCGTCGGCAACTTTAGAGACCGACCGATGCTAACCTCCGAGCTCATAGAAGACGCAAAGGCCATCGTCGGCGACATGGCCGACCTTGCCCAGACCTGGACTGCCGTCGGCGGGACGCCCTCGTTCCAAGTCATTATCGGCCCCCCGCTGGTGACTCAGGACCTCGAGGCCGGCGGCTACATCGACAGGGTTGCCCATGAGGTCCGGGTCGTCGCCGCAACCGCATCCTGGACCACGAGCTACAACCTAGCCTGCGCCGCGGCCATCTCCGCCGGTGCCCCCGTCGCCTCCCTCGCCATCGGCAAGACGCTTGTCGCCACCGAGCAGGGCAATCGGCAGTACCGCATCGTCGGCTCGTCCTACAAGCCCGGAACCGCTTGGGTGGTCTTGCAAGTCCGAGCCCAGGACGAGCGATGATTAACATCCACTTCCAGCTCTCGCAGCAACGCTCGATGCGTTTCCGCGAGGAACTGAGGCTTTTCGACGAATACCTCAAGAACCTGTCTGGGGAGATCCTCAAGCAGGAGGCCGGCCTGACCGCGCTGGCGGCCATCATGTTCTCGGCTCCAATCAGCCCAGAGAGGGGACAGAACGCCGGCCTTGGCGTGGCCGCCAAGAAGATTGGCGAGAGGGCCGTCGAGAGGGACATCCGCTCGCTGTTCAGGTCAAACGAGGAGCCGTCCGCCATCGCCCGTAACATGAAGCGTCCAGTGATGGCGACATCCATGGATGCTTTCTTGGCATGGCGCCAGCAGCCATTCGCAGACAAGACCAAGATTCTCGGCAAGATACATTCCGACCCTGACATCGAGCGGGCCTATGGCAAGGTCAGGAACCTCATGAAAAGGAAGCTTGAGATGATGGCCGAGGCCGACCGAAACACCTACATCCAGCCGGCCATGATGGAATCCCTGCACGAGCAGCAGAGGAAGAAATACCGCGGGCGCATCCTTAGGCACAACGGTCCAGACAGGGATGTCACCCTGTCCCCCTACATCGTCGGCGAGATGGCGATCAAGCGCTACGTCAAGAAGCGACAGAAGAAGGTCGGCTGGATGAAGGCCGGCTGGTCTCACGTCATCCAGCGCATCGGCACCGTCAACATCAACGGCAGGGTCTTCAGGCCGGCCGGCGGCAAGGTCCCCCAGTGGGTTAGGCGCCATGGAAGGGGCGGCTCGGGGATGGTCATGCAGGACCTGGTCAGCATGGGTCGCCGCTATGTCAAGATTCTTAACCTGGAGGGCGACGCCGACGGCATCTCGACCACCTACGCGGTATCCAAGAAAGTCATCGACTACCGCTCGATGATGATAAACAGGAGGCCCTACCAAGGGGACGTCGACAAGGCCGTCCGTCTCTGGAACTCCGGCCGCATCAAGGTCCGCGGCTTCTGACCGCCTGGGCAACTTTAGACATGGGAACCAAGTCCATCCGAGAGATTGTCGAGTCGGCCCTGGTGGCCCACCTCGCCGCCCAGACCGAGCTGACTGGGGTCAACGTCGAGAAGGGCATCGAGACCGACGTGATGAGCCTCCCCACCGTGGTCGTCTCCTGCGAGTCCGTGGCTTCCCCGGGCGACCTCCCCGAGGGGCTTGGCAACTACGCCTGCACCGTTCAGATCGGCGTCTTCACATCGGCCGATGCCACCAACGCCAAGTCGGACCACAGGGACCGCTGCGCCGCCGTCCTAGGGGCCCTGCAGGCCGTCTCGACGATTAAGGGGGTTTTCACGACCCAGGGGGACGCCACCTGTTACGACGTCACCTACCAATCCCACGACGACAGCCGCGGGGACCGCGCCCTGGGCATGATGGCGACCTTCACGGTGGACGCCGTCCTGCCCGCTTGACGGAGGGGGCAACTTTAGAACAACACCATGGCAGCCGTCGTCAAAGGAACCGCCCACGTCTACGGTATTTCGGGCACCGTCTCGAACATCACCGTTCAGTCCTACACCGTCTCCAGCTCCTTCGAGCTTGATGACAAGGTCGCCGGCGAGCACGGCCGCACCATCACCCACCGGGTCGACGGGCGCACGAACGAGATCAGCATCGAGGGAGTCCTGCAGTCGAACTCCTTCAGCATCGCCATCGGCGACCGCCTGCAGTTCTCCGGCAACGAGACCGCCTTTGACGGCATGGTCACCCGCATCGAGGACCGCGGACAGAGCAAGGGCTTCTCGCTCATCTCCCTGACGGCCGTGTCCTTCGAGGACATCAGCTACACCTGATAAAAGGATTTGACTTCCAGCCAACCTTATTGGCTGACGCACCCCTCGGAGACCCCGGGGGGTGTTCGTTTGCCCGCCCCACAATAGGCCAATAGACCCCTCTGGCTTGCCCTAGGAGGCGTTTTGTGGGTAGGGTGGCTATCCTACCATGGACCAAAGGTTTCTAAGGGCATTTCTGACACCAAGGGGCACCAGCCTCCTCGGCTACACCCTTTACCCTTGGTGCCTCAAGCACAGGCTCCAGCTGACGGCCTTGGAAAGTCCCTTGCTTACCGGCGATACCGTCACGGCCGCCGATGTCCTGCTCTTCGCCCGGGTCTGTTCCGAGAGCCGGCTTACCAAGCGGCCGAGCATCGTCGAGAAATGGCGCCTGGCCAAGCTGACCTCCTGCCCTGAAAGGAGGGATGCCGCGCTCGAGGCCATAGCCGACCACATAGGGGCCGACCGCTGGCCGAAGTTCTGGGATCCGCCAAAGAACGAGGGAGGGCAGCCGCGGAACAACGGGATGCCCTGGACGCTGGCCGTCATCACCAACCTTGTCCGCAACGGGCTTTCGCTCGAGGATGCCATGCATCTTCCCGAGGCCCAGGCGATCTGGATGTCGGCCGCCTTCGGCATACAGGCCGGAGGGAAGCTCGAGTTCCTCACCAGCGACGACGAGGCCCTGCTTGACTCCCTTGCAACTGTAGAGAGACCCACGAATGAGCCGAAGCCTACAGTTTGACATCGTCGCGAACGACAAGGCTTCGGCCAAGATGAAGGGCGTCCAGAACTCCGCCAAGGGGTTCGCCGCCGAGCTCGGAAAGTACTTCGCCGGCTTCGCCTCCCTGCAGGGGATAGCCAACCAGCTGCTCGTCACTTTCCAGCGGGCCTTCGAGTGGGGCTCCGGGCTCAAGGACGCGGCCGCCGCCGTCGGGCTTTCCGTCGTCGAGTACCAGCGGCTCGAGTACGCGGCAGGGCAGGCCGGCGTGGCCGTGGACAAGATGCAGAAGTCCTTTCTCGAGCTGAGGAAGAAGGTTCGCGAGGCATCAAGCGGGAACGAGCAGGCCGTCGGCGTGCTCAAGGCGCTGGGCTACAGCCAGGAGCAGATTGTCTCCGGGAACATCGACGCCATGGACGCCTTCATGCGGGTCGCCGAGGCCATCAGCGCGGCCAAGACCGAGCAGGAGAAGTTCAGCATCGCCACGGCTTTCTTCGGGGAGGAGGTCGCCAAGGACCTGCTCAAGATAATGGGCGAGTACCACCAGCTCAAGAAGGCCATGGCCGAGGCCCCCATCATCAGCGAGAAGGAGGCCGAGCTTCTTGACAGGGCCGCGGATAGGCTTGATTACATCGCCGCCCGCATCAAGGTCATCTCCGCTCAGGTAATGCTGAACCCCGGGCTTTTGTTCCCCCTGTTCAACCCGGGCGCCGCCGCCTCGATGTTTATCCAAGGCAAGGCGATGGAAGCTTTCACCCGGCCCGAGAACGCCCCCCCGCCCTCGCAGGAGGCAATCGACAGGGGCAAGCAGATAATCGACGCCGGCCGAAAGGCGGGCAAGGGCTCGGCGGAGCTGGCCGGCGGAGCCGCCTCCGGGCTCCTCACGGCCGCCGCGATTGGCGGGGCCGCCGGCTTCCGCCCTTCCTCCAGGATGGCCGACAGGACGCAGGAGACTCTCGACCAGATCGAGGTCAACACCCGCCCCGGCACGCCCGTCCCGGCCAACGGCTCTACCGACTTCAGCAAGCCCGAGGACGGCCCGGCCAAACCCGGCTTAATCCGCAGGGCCGCCGGGAAGACGGCGAACGTCATCGGCCGCGGCTTGGGCAAACTCGCATTTTAACACATGGCACGCGTCTCCAAAGGCAACCCGCTCACCTCCCTCGTCCTCCAGCCCGGCTGGACCATCGAGGAGGACGGCTTCGGTCTGCTCACCTCCAGGCTTGTCTTCGTGACAGGCCACGGCTCAGGCGAGGACGCCTCGCCCCTCATCCTCGAGGACGCCCCTCGGCGCGGCGACTCGCATCCCAAGGACGGCAGGCTCTCCTGCCACCGCACGACCGCCACGCTGAACGCGAACGGGCTGGCCGTGATAACCTCCGAGTACATCGGAATCGCAGGGGGCAACATGACCTCGCCAGAGGTCTCCGGCCGGGCTAACACCTCGCAGGAGCCGATCGCAACGCATCCCAAGTTCGCGAGCGACATCGGCGGCACCGAGGCCAGTCCCAAGAACGGCGCCCAGTTCAACAACGGCGCCTTCGTTCGGTTCGCCTACGACGCCGCCGCCAACCCCAACAAGGAGGGCGTCCGGTCCTACCTCAACCCCGGCTTCGGCATCTCAGGCCATTTCTACACCTCGGACATCACGCTGGCCCGTGGGCTTAAGAACTCCCTCGGCAAGACGAGCGGCTCCGGCATCTTCTCCGGCGTCCAGCTTCTCGGCGGCCTAGGCAACATCAACGGACAGACGAGCGACTCCTGGTACGGCAACTGGACGACCTCCGAGGAGTACGACCAGCTCATGCTTACCGGGATGGCCATCGACTTCTTCGGAACGCTCCTGAAGGTCTCCTACGACATCACCTACCAGCGCTGGGGATGGGACCCTGACATCTACGAGCGCGACGAATCCGGCGTGGGGGCCTGACCGATGCCCGTCTTCCCAAGCAGCGGCTACTCCGCCTCGCCGGCAAGCGGGGTTTTCGTGCGGAACCAAGGAGGCCCTGCCCCGATCGTCGAGGCCGACGAGCCCCCGGCGCAGGAGTTCCAGCATCCCTTCAAGGTTTCGGTCTTCCGGGACGGCTCCGACATCAAGGTCAAGGTTCGGGCCGGCACGGTCAACAACCTCGTCCCGACCATCTCGGGCACGGCGCTCGACGCGGCGACCCCTCCGACCCTCACCCTGTCCGGCGACCACACCCACCGCATCTATCTCAAGGCGTCCTCGGCCTCGCCGCCTGTCTTCTTCCCCGACACCGTCATCGTCGAATCGGCGACCAGCGACCAGACCGACACGGACTCCAACGGCTATCTTCTAATCGCCTCGGTGGTCGTCAGCGGGGGCGTCGTCACGCAGGTCAACCAGTTCGTCTACGCCTCGCAGGTCTTGGTGCGGGCCAAGCCCGGAACGGCGACCGCCCTCTGGTCCTGGTCCAGCCGATGAGCGACCCCTACTGGAGCGGGGAGGAGTGGAACCCCGACAACACCTACGTCGAGGGCGACCAAGTCTCCTACGAGGGATACCGCTACGAGGCCATGACCAGCATCTCGGCCGGCGACAACCCGCGGACGTCGACCTACACGATCAGCGGGCGGAACTTCCGCAAGTGGAAGGTCTGGGACTACCCGGCCTCCTACATCATGGCCCGACTCCGAGGCATCCCAGGACACGCCGAGGTCTCGCTGCCGCAGGAGGTGCGTCTGGTGCAGGTGCGGGCCGACTACCAGTACAACGGCGACCCGACCGCCGACCTGTACCTTTCACCCTCCGGGATGTCGGCCGCCGCCTATGGGATGCCGCAGGGGATGAACAGCGCCTGGGGCACGCCGACGACCGGCGAGCTCGTCTGGTCTTTCAGCGCCGCGGCCTACGACGACGACGGGGCCCCCAAGTCCTACGATTACAGCTTCGGCACGGACGAGGGCATCGTCTTCTCCCCGACGACCATCATGCCAAAGGCCCGGTTCGACGTGGAGTACGCCCCCGGCCTTTACTATTGGGCCTTCTACCCGGCCTACGCCACCGAGACGCAGGGCCAGCTCATCTCGTGCTACCAGACCTTTGGCCGGGAGTTCGAGTACCTCGACGACACGGCATCCCTGGACACCGTCACAATCCCAGCATTTGCCGACCAGTTCAACGAGCCGGGCAACGGAACCACCACGTCCAACACGGGAACCATCGGCGACACCATCGGAACCGACCCCGACTACAAGGACACCTGACCCCCCTTTGACAGCCTTGCAACTTTAGAGACCGCCGATGGCAATCCTAACGACCCATAAACTGTTCATCGACCTCGATTCGGGGAACGCCTACCGCGGCTGGAACGACTTTTCGGCGGTCCCAACCCCGACCTTCTACGAGGACGACAAGGCCAAGATTGAGCTGTATCTGGTGCGCCGCACGACCTCGGCGGCCTTCCCGATGGAGTCGCTTACGTTCCCCACCTCGACCATCTCGGCGTCCGTCGGGACCCCTGGCTCGGCGGCCGCGGCCGAAGGGACTAGCTGGTCGGCCGTCTCGACCCCTGCGGCAACCTGGTCGTCGCCCACCCTCACCATTCCGCAGGACGCCAACGGTGGCTCGTTCACCCTAACGGCAAGCAACACCTCGCCCGCCCTGACGGCCGTCACGGCCGCCCTTACCCGGACAGCCACCGCCGCCCAGATCGCCGACGCCATCGTCGCCGCGGTCAACGGGCAGTCCGGCTGGTCCGCCGCCGCCGCCACCGTCACCCAGACCGGGGCCGGCAAGTTCAACATCTCCGCCACGGCCGTCAACTCGACCACGACCTACTCGCTGACCCTGGCGGTCACCTCTTCCCTTACAGGTCCCGCCGGCTACGTCGGAGAGCTGGCCTTCACCTTGGCCGCCGTCGACACCCTGCTCGGCTCGGCCACCTCTGTCACCTCGACCTTCGAGGTCCAATGCACGGACTCGACCGACGTGCAGACCTATTTACAGATTCCCTGCATCGTCCGCAAGGTCGTCGACGCTCCCCCTCCCTGATAACCTAGATGTCTTCCTTCAACTTCAAGCGCGGCGGAACGTTCACGGCGACCGTGACCTACACCCCCGAGGTCGGCGGTCTGGCGAACCTCACGGGGACGACCATCGAGTCGGACATCCTAGACTCGGCCGGCGTCGTCCACCCCCTCGCCACCTCGCTCGACGGCACGGGGCTCATCATCACCATCAGCGACCCTGCGACGGACACCGACGACTGGAGCACCGGCCCAGCGAAGTGGGACATCAAGGTCACGCTGAACACCGGGGTCGTCATCTACAGCTCGACCGTCACCTTCACCGTCATCCCGCAGATCACCGTCTAAATGGCCCTCTCAATCACCGTCAACGGCGGCGGGACGTTCACCGCCAGCATGGAGGAGGGGCCCGTCTCCTTCACCGCCTCGCTCGCGGCGGTCGGCCCGGCCGGCCCCGGGGTCGCAGCGGGAGGCGCGGAGGGGCAGATACTCGTCAAGGCCAGCGCCACGGACTACGACACCGAGTGGATTGACAACTCGGCCCGGTCGGAGTTCGTCACCGCCCGCAACAACACCGGGACGGAGATTGGCAAGGGCAAGGTCGTCTACCTTTCGGGCGCGACCGGCAACAAGGCGACGATGGCCCTGGCGCAGGCTGACAGCGAGGCCACCTCGGCCCGCACCATCGGCATCACCAAGGCGGCCGTCCCTAACAACCAGGACGGCGACGTCATCATCAGCGGCGAGATCACCGGCCTCGACACCAGCGCCTTCAACGCCGGCGACGTCCTGTATCTCTCCGAGTCCGCGGCCGGCGGGCTTCGGGTCGGCCTGCCCACCCAGCCCAACCACGGCGTGGTCATCGGCATCGTCACCCGGTCGCACCCCTCGCTCGGGAGCATCGAGGTCACCATCCAGAACTACCAGGAGCTGGGCGAGTTGTCGGATGTCCTGCTGACAAGCAAGGCCAACCTCGACCTCTTGTCCTGGGAGTCATCCTCGAGCGTCTGGAAGAACAAGTCCTTCGCGACCCTCGGCCTGCTGACCTCGGCGAGCGCGGCGAGCACCTACCAGACCCTTGCCGGGATGTCGTCGTATCTCGCCAAGGCCGACAACCTCTCGGGGCTGGCGAGCGCGGCGACCTCCCGCACCAACCTCGGGCTGGGGACGACGGACACGGTAAGCTTCGGCGAGGTTCGCATCCCCTCGCCCGACAATCACGCCAAGCTGGACGTGTAC